TATAATTCTTCTGCTTCAGGAAACTCTGCCTCAAATAATAATTTAAGACCTATCATTTCTGCTGTTATATGATACGTCTCTGGTGCATTGTTAGGTGAGTAATCGATACCACCAAATGAAACCTTTTGCCATCCAGCTATTGGGTCATGTACGTTTACATAGGTCATCCAAGGGCCAGGTAATACGTCGGTTTTCATATCAATAAACTTCAACGCTCTAGTATCAAACTCTACCTCAAACTCAAAACCAGCAACAATAACATTATCATTTGGTATGATTGTTAATGGTACTTCGATTTGATTACCAGATTGTACCCTAACAGTAGAGTCTGCAGGTAACGATAGATAAACATCAGGTTGAACACTTGAGTCTATTTTTGTTTTGTTCAAAGAACCAGCGGTAGGATTAAACTTATTCACATGATGACCTGGTGCACTAACACCTTTCCATCTATGATACATTATATTAGAAGCTATATCATTTTGATATCCGTCACCACCACTCTCTGTAACTTTTGTACCTGTAGTATTTACATCACCAGTAAAGTAATATCCAATATCAGGCATCAGATAGTCAGGATTACCCTTCTGATTATTTCGTTCATATAATCTATCCTTGTGCCATTCAGAATATCCAGCACCCAATACTAAATGTAATGTATCTAAACCAGTTTGTGCATCATTCATTAGAGGGTTTAATATTTCTATTTGACCAACAAAGTTACCGGATACATCTAATGCTTTTTGAGCATCTACAAGAGCCTTTGTTACAGTCATTGGAGCTTTCAAACTATCCACCCAACCAGCACTATTGTTTACAAAGTAAGCTGGATTCTCATTTGTTCTGTCAAGTCTCGACTTTTCTGCTATCGTGGTCTCATCCCAATAAACCGTGAACTCATATTTCTGTGGTCTTGACTGACCATTAACAGTTTGATAGTATGTGTAACTTGTATTGTTACCATTAAAGTTATCTATTGTAGACCAATCCTCATAAGAGTTTCCGTTGTGGTGCGTATAGTTACTCATAATACCTGAAACGTATGACCACAATATGTATGTGTCATTTAAGAAAAACTTATCATCACCATCGACATCACCTATCAAGTATTCTATAGCAGTCAAGGTATCTATACGTGTGCCACCTGCATTATAATTTTTATGTTTACTTGATTGAAAGTTAAACGATTTTATAGCATCAGCTACAGTTGTAATGTCATCCCTATCCAACTCAAGAATCGTATGACCAGGTATTCCGTCAGACCCATCTGGTGGCCAGAATGACATACGATATCTATTGTTTCTTGGTAACTGAATATTATAATATCCCTTATCATCGGTGTAAGTAGAATCATAATATGATATACCTAAGAATCCCTCACCAGGTAAAGTAGCATCACCAGTTGATGCGGTGTTTCCATTGAGAGCTTTTTTGTTAAATCTAAATGTGGAGGCGTGGTCACCGATAACATCGTCACTTCCATCCTCGTCAGCTGTATTAGCATCATTAGCAATATCTTCTAAGTTATACCAATTTGTTATTCTTGGGTTAAAGTTAGCTTCATTTCTATCTAACTCAAACTTAATCTTCCAATACGGATATGTATTTTCCGCTTGTGTGTTCCACGATTCACCAGCCGCTCTGCCATGACCACCAGCATATCTAAAGTACCCTTCAACATCCAATAATTTTGGGTGTAGTGTTATATCACCTCTAGCCCCATCAAGGTTAGTTGATTCAGTTCCATAGTTACCATCAATATAAACCTTATACGCTGATGCGTAATTACCATTAGTAACGTAAGTATAATACCCAGTATTATTCTCATACTCGGTAGCTACCCTAAAACTTCTAGCATTAAAATTATCAGCTACGTCATTCACTTTAAAATGTAATTTTAATAATTCTGTTTGATTACCATCACCATTACCGAAAGTATGTGTACTTCCGTTGTGTGATACCATAGTTATTCTCAACCAATCATATCTACTATCACTAGCTGATTTCTCACTACCAGCACTAGCTATACCATCTGTATAACCAACGTTGTTATACCAAGTTACCTCATATGAATAATGATGACCATTCTCTCCATTATCACCCTCAGTCCAACCAGCGATATAAGCTCCCTTTTCAACCCGCGTCGAGTCGTGTCCTGTAGTTGTTGTATTGTCCCAAGTAAATAAATCATTATCGAACACTAAATCTAAACGAAAGGCCGTGACACTAGCACCATTGTCATCAAGTGTGACGGCTACTGTCATTACAGAATCTCTCCAAGCGTCAAAGTTATTATTCTTATAGGCAGGGGTTGAGGTATCGTCAGCCAAGTATGTTCTCAAGTCTTGAGTCACTTGGTCTCTCCACCAAAACTTTGGTGTCTTATATGTTCTCGATTGCATGAGTCTGATAATTGGTGTCTGAGAGTATGCAAAACCCATAACCATTAACAGAGTCAATAAAAATTTACGCAATGTAAATCTCCTAATATTTCAAAAAAATTAGTAACCTTTTAGACTAAAAAGTATAGACTTTATTTCACTATATAAATATTATATATATCTTGAAAAAATATGGCTTGGGGGATTAATTTGTGTCAAATCTCACAACAAATGTGAGTGATAAATCCTTTTCATTCTTTATCGGACTGGCAGGTTTACCGATTGCCACTAACTCGTCTTCATCGTTGTATAGACCGATTGTTGTGACATAAGGAGAAAATTCACTGTGTGTGGTTTCACCAATAAATTCTTTTCCAATATTGTATCCATCTTTATCGTAGGAGCTTGTGGAATATCCTAATGTTGCATAGTCTACACGAGGATATTCTGTTGAGATGGATGAGGTTGATGCAGTATATGCTATTGAAGTGTTCAGGCCAGCTAATGTGTCATAAGCTATCTCGATACTACCACTACGACCTACTCTAGCACTTTTATTGTTTGTAAACTGAAATTCATTTTCATCTATCGAACATAGATATTCTCTTTCATAAATAGTTTTTGTAGATTTAAATTCTACTGAAAAACCATCACTCCCCTCAAGTGTTCCAATTGTGTTATATGGTTCACTTGTTTCAGTTATAACAACAAAGCCATCGGTATAAAATACGTTACCTACTAAACTACCACTGCCCGCTGCGATAGGTGACCTACTAGCATAACTCGCAGAGAAAGCTACATCATATAGATTACCTCTGCCATCGTCTCTTAATAATAAGGTAGAGTCTGTGCTATTATCCGTCACTAATACAGAGAAAGGTTTTATACCTTCTCCGTAAAATTTTTGTGGTAAAGATATTACAGTAGCTGTTGTTCCGAGTTGTCGTGTGTGAGGTCTACGTAGAACTTTTTTTGTGTTGTCCAAAACACTTTCTGAATCATATTCAACTAAAGCTTGTGATGATGTAGGTACTCCACGAATTAAATCTATATAACCGCCCATGTTCCTTATATCTTTATAATATAAGTTATTAATCATCCCGTAGTTAGGTGTCTTATAAAACACACTATCAGAAACAGTCTTTGAATCTGCAGTATCGGTTGAAAAATTATATAGATTAGAATCAGTCCCTTGAACTATAGGGATTGCGAATACACCACTGCCGCTATCGGCTTCAGTAAACTTAAACTTCTTATGAACCTGAAAGGATGATTTGGACTTATCTGATTCTTCAAGACTTTTCTTGAACGACATGACCTAACCCTTAAAAATCAAGTTTTACTTTAATCAATGCTTCCCTTGAACGAGATTTAATAATTGGTTTACTTAATTTAGCAACCGCCAATAACTCATCAGCGTCGTTATATAAACCCACAGTCGTTATAAAAGTTTTAGGGTCGTTTTGTAAGCCAGGTATAATTCTCTTAACACCGGCTATTGATTCGGTATAGTAAGACTCATTTGTTGTTGCGTTGAAACGATTTGAGGTAGCTCTAATGAAGAAGTGTCGTGATGAGATTGTTTCTTCTCGTTTAGCTTGGAAGAACGCACCACCTTTAATTGTCTCATAGAAAGCGTCATTATTCCCACCATCAGAATTAGAACCACTTCCGATTAATGATGTTTTAGTACCAACTTTTACTATTTGTGATTCAATACGATTTGAATTTAAAATCAATGTACCAATTTCAGGATAAAATAAACCATAAGTACCATATGTGCTATCATCAGAAGCTTCATCTCTTATCGTTGTTCCGCCAGTTAAACTACCACTAACGATGTTATACTCTGGTGAGAAATTTCTTCTACTTGTATTACCACCTTTGTTTGTTGAAGAATCATCAATTAGTTTTATCACTCCAGGCACACCACTACCACTTAAGTGTAATTCCCAACCACCTCTTTGCAAGGTTTCTCTAATTCTTGCACGATTGAAAGTTAACACTAATATGTCGTCTGCCTCATGTGTACCAAAAGTAAACTTTTGTGTTTGTGGAGGATTAATTAATTGATTAAATTGTCCATATACAGCTGCTGATGGTCTTTCACCAGCGACCCCAACACCTCCGACTGAACCACTACCTTGAAAGTGTCCGTATGCTACACCAAACTGAATTGATGCTGATGCGTTGGATTGTGGATTGAACTTATAAACATCTAAACTATAGTCACCTGTGCTACCACTTTGTACACTTGATGTAGAAAAAGTAGTTATACTTGAAACACCATCTTGGAAAACACCTGATGTTACAATCGAGCTATTGTTTACGATATCTTCTTGATTATCTAAAATTTTAAAAGTTGCCATTTATTAACCTCCATATCCAGTACCAACGCCGGTAGCGGGGTCAAGGTTATCTTTTTCTGGTGAGTCTGGATTTATCGACGCACCCTCAGTCTTATTGACTTGTACACTTACAATTGAAGTTAAGCCTGTATTGACACCTAATATAGAAACTGTTGCTGTTGCACTCTCTGTTATTTTTTGTGCTAATAGCGTAACATTTGGCCTACGTACACTTCTAGATAAAGCATCACCTTGGAAACGAACTACATTAGTATTCGATATAGTGAATACAAATTGTTCATCACCATCTGATGTAGGTGACAATGGTACTACCGCACCACCTGCTACGTTAGAGTTTGTTAAATTAGAAACAACTATACCGGCACCCGTTAATGGGACATCCACTAAGAAACTATTGAAAGTTCTACGATTTGGTATAGCCTCTAATAAATTCATGTTTTCGATTACTGAGCCGTAAGAATCTGTACCATTAGGGTGGGTAACGTCAAAAAGTGTGTAATCCACCTCTTCATCGCTAAGAGCGAATTTTGTAATATTTAATCCCTCACCAGATGATAATAACTCTCTACCTCTCGTAGTGAGTATTGCGTCTACGGTCGTTGTTGAGTTGTCTAAAAATCCCATTTTTATCTCCAAGATTTAATGTATTATAACTATTCAATTATAAATATCTCTAATTAATTTTTTTTGTTTTAATTCTACTTATCGTCTAAAACCTGTAAGTCAGATGTTACACCATCAACTGGTATTGCTACAGTTGGTGCGGTTCTTCTAACTATCACAGGTGAATCCCCATCAATTGTTGTGTCTCGTGTATTTTTAACACCAGCGTAGAATAAATTATTAAAAGCAGTGTTATCTCTGTAATTGGTGTCTAAGTCAGTTTCAACCAATGACCTTGACGAATATAAATTTTCTAAATTATCAGATGAGTAAATGTTACTATTATCAAAATCAGCCGCACTTGTATAGAAATATCTAAACTCACGATTGATTAATGATTTTCTATTGTCAAGTATTATTGAACCAGAAATCTCTTGAAAGACACTATCCGAACCACCATAGCTTGTTGAACCATTCACATAAAGTGTAGGGTCTTCAAGATTAAAGTTAGTTGCAAATTTATACAATGCTGGTTTAGCAACATAATCATTACCTGCTGTTATTGTACTTTCAAAATTAGGAAACTCCGATTCTATTGAAACAATTGATGCACTTGTCTCACTTTCTTGCTCTAAGACTGATACGTTAATTGTATCTCGTAAATCTAATTGTTCTACTGTTGGATTACTTTGTTGTACAGGTGACTTTGGTCTTTCAAAAATATTACTTTCAATTAATGTTCCAAGATTTGCTTTAGCTCTCGCAGGTATAACCTTTCTAAGTTGTTTGAAAATATTTTGGTCGTATTTTTTAATAAGACTCATGTACTCAAAAAAGTTATTGTTACCTGTGTATTTCTTAAAGTATTTATCCGATTCTCTGCTTAACTCACTATACTCCTCAGAGAATACATCTCTTGGGTCACCAATTAATTCGTTAAAATCTAAATTAGCAAATGAAGATACAATGTCATCATTAATAACATCGGTTGGTGAAAAGTATATTCCTAGCTTATTACTATCCAACGGAGATGTATCATTAGAACTATAATCATATCTTTGGGAGACGGATAGATTAGCACCACTACCACTCAGATAATTATCTTCTATACGTATCTTATCAGACATCCTTCTATTTGGCCCATGATTCGGAACTAATGTTTTAGTTTTATCGATTACCGTTTCAAATGTATTCACTCCACCAAAACCTTGAGCACTACCTGATTGTGTATTTGTCTGGTCAGGTTTTACATCTCTAATAAAACCACCAGCTGCTAATGTTGTATTGTCATCAAAAGAGAATCTTCTAGCAATATTTTCATATGATGAAGATGGGGTATTTCCTATATATGATTTAGGTGTAGCAACGTGAACATCAAATCTTTCTTCTTCTAACGTCTCACTCCATAGTCTAAACTCCATCAATGAACCTGATAATTTATTAGCACTAAATGGTGTAGTTGTATTACCACCTATAAACAAATCACCACTACCAGTCCAAGCCGCGTTATATGATTCTGATACCGAAGATGATATAATCATATTAGATTTAGATGCCAATCTTATTCTATCTAATCCACTATCATATTTTTTGACAAATAAGTCATAATTAAAGGTATCATCTATACTATCACTATTCGCAGTTACTCTACGAACTGATACATCATCCCAATAGATTGAAGAAGATGGTTTATTGTTTTCAAATCTTATACCTAATTTTGTAGTATTTGGAAACTTGATTGTTTTTCTAACTTGTATTTGTTTCCATTCATTTTCATTTACACCAACTCGTTGTGAACCTTTGATACCACCATCAAAGTTCGTGTTTTCAAATTCTTGAGTCCAACTCACAACCTCTTCATTACTGTCTAATTCAAATAATGTTAATGAGGCAACTGAGTCAACTAAACTAGCCGATGCTTTACAATAGGCAGAGAATAGATATGTCTGACCCTCACTTACATTTGTTATACTCGCTGAGTTACCAGGAAAGCGGTTCGCATCTGGATTTCTATAAAAGAATGTATAAGATGTATTTGTATCGGAAGTGTTTTCGTGTAATAAACTTTTTGTGCCTGTTCTTGCAAAATTAGAACTACTGACTATTTCTATTCTACCAAACTCTGCACTATTACTACCAGTTATAAATGGTGGGTTAAAAAGTCCCTCATTTGTACCTACTTCGAAAGATGGATGAGGAAATAACTCAGCCTCAATTCTTGATTTTCTCAACATAACAGAATGATACTCACCATCAAATACTGGCAACAATGAAGAGCTTATTTCCTTGTAACCATCAGAGCCAGATAACATAAATGATACTGTACCATTGTTATCAGCTGAACCATTATCTTTTAATTTTATAGCAAATTGGTCATCTTTTTGTACAAGTATTTGGTCGGAGCCAGATACAGACCTAAATCTAAATTCAATAGTCTCAGGCTTAATTCCTTTGCTAGTATCATCCCAAGATGTCTCTACATATTGTGCACCCCTAAAACCTAATGCTCGTGTAAACCTCCTACCAATATCAAAGGTTGCTTTTTGATTATCTAATTGTAATCCACCATACTCTCTAACTCTAAGAATAGAACTTGGTATACCATAACAATTCATGATTGCTCGAAGTGAACCCAAAGTACCTTTTGATTTTAGAATATAAGGCATACTTGATATCAATCTCTTAGTAATCTCTTTGGATATGTCACCTTCAGCTGGAGAGTCTAATGAACCTGATGTATATAATTCATATGAATCACCAGTTAATTTTTGTCCAAATCCAAATCTACTTAGCTCTAATAAATCTTTTCCATCTTGTGTATCCCAACCTAATGATTTAGCGACAGCAAAAATTAGGTCTGTGGATATACCATCTGATATATCATATTGTCTATCAGTTATATCTGTTACGGATTTTATGTACAACCATAATTCGTCAAAGTGTTGACCAACCATGTCCATAAAATCTAAAAATTGTTTATTATCAAAATCAGCTGATATGTGTTCAGGTAATAAGTTTACTAAACGATTTGGGTTTTCCTTATCATATAGAGATGCAGAATATATTTGACCTGTCCGTGAAGCGCTAGAACCATACCAATTTGTAAATAGCGATGAGGTCGTGTTTACTGGTAGATAAGGGTCAGCAAACGTTCCTGCACCAGTCTTTGGTACGGAGGTATCTAATCTACTTTCTGCAGAGCTGGTTACAAATGATGAACTTATATTATAAAGATAACTTTCATAACCATCAAAGTTTCTTTTAATTTCTCTAATATTATTTTCATAAGTAATCGCATCAGATTGTCCACCCGATAAAGATACACTAGATGCACTAAGAGCGGTATTGGATTGTATTTGTTCTAACTTGTATTTAAAATTACCAAGTCTTTTTTCAATTGAACTAAAATTAACAAACTCTTCATAGTTTGAATAATCAACATTCATACTAACTGGCTTATCACTACCCGATAAAAACTTATCTAATATTTCTTGTTGTAATTTTTTATCAGCACCAATCAAGTCTTCTTTGTTTTTAGAAATTATTTGTCTTTTTGATATTGGTGATTGTACATTTACTTGGTCAGGTGTAAATAAAACATTTACATTTTCGTCTTCTTGCTCGTAAGGTACTAATTCAACGGTTTCTGTAAGTTGAGGTAAGACTTCCGTTACTACAAATAAACTATCTTTTTCTTCTATTTCATCTGGAAGAGGCTTATAAAGTTTTAAGACTATAGAGTATGGAGAATCAGGAAATAATTCCTTATCAGCTTTTAGATTAGTGATTAGTGTTTTATTGTCATCTCCAAAATTAACATAGGTATTAAGGTCTCTGACTTCATTAGCCTTAAAAGATATTTTAGCATTTCTAAAAATATTCGCAGGTGCTGTACCAACTGCAGGTTCAAGCGCTACATCTTCTTGGAAATCATTCCAACTACTTTCTAATTGTATTTCACCCTTTTGTAAATTTATCTTATTTATTTTACTGACAAAGGGGGCTAGTATGTAAGTGTTTGGGTCATCTACTGGTGTAATAATACCAACCACTTTAATAATTACACTACCTAAAGTATCACCACCTTGTTCATCTTTGCTTTGCTCCTCGTACGATAACTCTAACTCATAAGGTTGATTACTTACAGCTAATCCTAATTCTTGAGGGGTAAAACTATATGTTTCTGCGGGCAGTACATCTTCCATCGGCCAATCTGTGCGAACACCATTAATTTCAAAAATTACCTCTGTATTGGTAGTAAAAAATCCATATACACTTGGGCTTATCTCAATTGTGATATTAGTGGTAGGTGTGACCTGATTGTCAATACCCTCTAAACCTTTTACTTTAAATTGTTTATTAGCCATCTAACTACTCCACAAATATAGCATGAGGTATAGCCACACTACTCTCTAAATCTGCAGCTGGTCTACTGATTCTCAACGCTACACCCAATCTTACATCACCACCATAAATCTCTATGGTAATCTGCTTTTTATCAGTACCTATCGCTGTTAACGAACCTGGTGTCTCACCTTGTATAATCACAGTACCTACACCACCATTTCTACCTGATATTGGGTCATATCTATGTTGTTCATCTTTACCCTTACCATATCTATTTCTATCATACCCAAATATAGTCCACTCATATTCGAAAGCTACATTTTGTGGTTTATTTGAAATACTACCCAATGTTAGTATAATAGGCTGACCTTCTATTGGTCTTCTAAACTTAGTAATCTTATCAAAAATATTATCACCATCTGTTTTTGCACCAATAACATTTTTAATTATTTTGTCATTTTGAAAATTAAAATTATCTTCAACTGGTAAAATATCATCTACAGTCACATTTTTATTTGTACCATTGTTAGTAATTTGTTTGTAGATAAAATCTAAAGATTTATCCCCACTTGCATAAAATGTAGTTGTCTCTTCTAATACCACGAAGCGTGATGTTACGACGATTGGGTCTGTACCAGCTGTATCAGACTCTTCAAACAAGTTACCCTCACCAGTTGGAGGTGTTGGTGGGATTACTTGTTCTATGAAAGAATTGTTTATAAAAAAAGTACCACCCTCCATATATGTTCTTAGAGCTTCTTTATCTGAAATATATACTTTTTTTGAATCGCCAGCTATTGATGATTGAGGGGGTTCATGTAAACTTACACTCTCCTTGAAAGTATATTGGTTATTTCTTTGTTGTAAATTAACAAATGAGTTTATGTATTTAGTATCTTTTATTTTTTGTGGTACTATTCTTATCTCATTTCGACTTGGTGATATTTCTTGTATAAAATATTTTAATTCTTTAACTTGTAAAACCTTACCAGTTGTTTCTTCATGTGATGCGCCATCCATAATAATTCCATCAGGCATGACATGAAAGTCACCAACATATCTTTCACTATTTTCATCGACTAATATGTTTTCATATGAACCAGCCTTTTTTCTTAGAAAATTATACTTAACAACATATCTACCTCTATCATAACCTAACTTACGTAGTATTGTGCCTGTATTTAATTTTACATCTGGCTTTCCTAAAACTTCATTGTAAGTATAATCATTTTTATCAACTATCACACTCTGTATAAAATTTTGTTCTGAATCATGGATAAGAGCTTCCACATAATCATCCTCGCTATCTATAGCAAAGCTTGAAATATATTTATAATCAATATCATCCGTGTCAACAGTTTTACCCGAATATAATATATCAAAATCTTTTTCTTCTAAACGCTGTTCCATTATAAGTCCTCACCATCTACTATAGAATTTAACTCTGGTTTTGTAATTGTTTTTAAATCTGATAATTTAAATCCTCTACCATAAAACTCACCTAAATTTCTAAATTTTCTTTTTAGTCCATCCTCTATTAAAAATCTTGTTTTATCAAATGGGTCATCATTAGTAACGACATCGCTTTCCTCTATACCATCTGGCAAGTCTGTCGATACAACAAAAGTTAGTAGTTCGCTTATGTCCCTATTAATTATATTGTTTAATAAGTTACCTCGAAAATAAATAGGTAAATTATTATCTTGTTTTGATTTGCTTAATTCTAATTGCTCAGATTGTAAAAAGTTTTCATATATTGATACAGCTTGTTCTTCATCAAAATTTATTGTTTCAATACCCTCTAATGGTTCACCAATTCTTTCATATGATAACAAGACATTTTCTGTAGTACGAAAATCATTTTCTGCAGAGCCAGATAATCTATTCAAATATTCTGCTCTAATCTTTTCTCTAAAGTTATTATAGAATAAACTTTTACCTTTTTCAAGTTGGTCTTTTGTGTATGGCATTAGATTGATACCTTAAATGAAAATCCCTCATCAAGTATTAATTTTTGTTCGTCATTAGTTCCACTACCACTCACGACCTGAAATAACAGATTATAAAATCTTTCTGGTTGATAACCATCTAAATCAAGATTAAAAAAGTTACCAGTTGAGTCACAACTAATTCTTGAACCACTACCGAAGGGAACAATTACATCTTCTGTCTCAGCATCTGTGATTGAATAAAATGCTCCATCTCCACTAGCACTACCACTTGGTAAATACTTTACGGATAAATTACTTGGTGTTGAATCAAATGTTTTTGTAGGAAATCTTTCTCTACCTATCACTCTAAACTTAGCTCTTGTTTTCTCCTTGTACTCAGGTCTTAAACCTCTCATATAAACTACTAAGTCCTCAATCTCTGTGCTACTCAATGGTGACAATGAGCCTGTATTCCAAACCGAATCATCATATTCTATTTCAAGTGTTGGTGGATATTTTGTATGAGTATCAGATGAGAAGAATGATAAATTACCCAATCTATCTGTGCTACCCTCATCATCCGTAGATTGTATCGTACCTAAACTTCCACTTCGTTTTACAATAAAACCATTGTTTGGTATAACGTTATCTATCCAATTATTAACGATATCAGTTACATCCATTCTGATATCTTCTGTTTTATGGGTGAGTGATTGAGAAGCTTCAAAGCCACTACCTTCGAACCAAGCTCCACCAGAACCACTAACGTTTGTAATCCAATTAGTTCCGACTGCCGCACCATCTCTAAAATTAAAACTACAACCCTCAGTAGTCGTTGGATTGTCGTTGAGTTTTCCTTGTCCCATATCCCAAGAACCACTTATTGGATGAGCGTACAAACTCTGTGATACAGATAACGCTGATGGTCTCGCATCAAATAAATTTAAATAATAACGAAAAACTTTAGTTGGGTTTTGTGCTGCCAGACGGGCAGGCTTTGTCATGTCAAATTCTACTAAAGCACGAGATACATCTATTGTTGTGCCAGCTATACTGACATCTTTTCTTATCTCTAAAATTTCATCAAGACCTGTGTTCTGACTTCCACTATCTTGATATAATGTTGCGTCTTTTGTTGGAAAAATAAAAAAGTGCATTATGTTACTCCGTAATACCTAATGTGTCTCCAACTACAGTTCCTTTTATGTCTGTGTCGGGAAAACGAACTTGAAAAATACTTGGGTCTAACGCTGTGTAAATTACACCATTTATAGTCGCTGACTCAACATCAAAAGCATTGCCAGAATAACCATCGGATGGTTTGAATTTATTTGTTATTACTATTTGTTGTTTACCTCGTTGACCATCAACCAATGGATTAACAACACTAGAAACTCCATCAACCAAAGATAATTCATAAACTATATCTGAAAGTATTATAGGTTGACCTATCTGCCATTTCGTGACATCAAAGTAATCTTTTACTCTATCGATACATCTTAAGAGAATATCATTTTTATTGAATCCGACTTTTGTCAATATTGCAAAATCTATAGCCACATCAATTATGTAAGCGTCTTTTATATTGATTGCATCGGTAACTAACCTATATTGTGACAAGTAAGTTTTTAAATTTTCTTTAACTGTAGTGGATAGTGGTACTAAATTATTATTAGAATTATATCCAAGAGTATACATATTCATAGCTAATGGGTTAGGAACTCTTGCAGTCAATTGTTTAATTGTCAACCCATTATTAACATCGTCAGTAGTTACCTTTCTATCCAGCTCATCTGTTGGTTTGTTTAATTGGTCATCTTGTACTAAGTGAACTTTAGCTATGTTACCAAATTTGGCTGGTAAAGAATATGCTCTAACAATATAGTCCTCTTTTGTAACCGCTCTTTGTTGTGCTTGATAATATGCTAATGCGTTTTCTCTAACGTCACGAACAGTTTCACCACCACCTCCACCTGTAGCTGGTTTTGGATTAGTAAATGCAAGAGAGTCTTTAGATGCCTGAACTAAAGTTGACGATAAATTTTGGTTATCTATTTCAAAAGTTTGACCACCTTTAAATGTAATGTCTCCACTATTAACGTTATCATCAACTCCACCACCGAAAGCGTATTCAATAGTTAGCGTTGTGTTCGCTGGTGCTAAACCAAAAGTCTTTGTCTTTAAGAAATTACTTGGGTCAAACGCTTGTGTTAAGAAACTTGGACTACCAGGTAAATTAGAACCAACACTATCAGGATTAGGTATAATCTCTTCATCGGGATTATCAGACACCCCTGCACCAAATCTTAAAATTGTTTCATCATTTTCATTAATAAAAGTTGTAAATCTACGAGATGTCTTTTTTAATTTTAAAATATGTGGTGACGTATCTCTATTAAGAACCGATGTTGGGTCATTAGTAGAATTATTTTCAATATCTTCAAATATAGTATCACGAGCTAATGAATCAACCTCATACCATTTATTACCATCACTATCTGTGCATGATAATATTTGTATCACATCAGGATTTTCTAATTTAATTTGTGTGTATTTTTGTGCAGAACCGAATGAAAAGAATTCTTTAGAAATCTCACCACTCTCTGCTTTAACTCTTTTCTTTAATAAAAACTTAGTAGGTGTATCACCATCATTTTCAAATATTGTTGTTATCCTTTGGTCTGATAAGGTATCAAATTTAAAATTAACATCATCTAAGGTTCTAAACGTTGTTCCATTAGTTGATGAATTTACCCTAGCTCCCGCTTTGATTGTTAGGGCATATCTGTAATCAGGTTTACCATTTAAGGCGGGTACGGTTTGAAATACATCAAGAACCACGTTAGATGGTGAAGTTATACGAGGTTTATATCCTAACGATTGTGCTATATTGTAAACATTTCTTTTCTCTTCAGCAAAGGGTAATAGTGATTCTCTAAATTGACTATCTAAATAGTAAGATAAAACATCACCGACATATGATGCCATCTCAATAAACATCATACCAGGAGAAGCTTCGTTAAAATCATTATAGGTGTTTGGAAAGTATGTTTTAGCGTATTCCACTAAACTATTTCTGAAATCATCAAAATCTTTGTTTAGATAATTTATACTTCTAACTTTATTTTTTTTAGTTGTTGTTCTTGCCATTCTATTATCCGTTAAACGTTTAGTAAAAGTTCTCGTTCCTCTGAACTAAGAGCAGGTACGAATTTTATTTTTACAAATACTTTACTCCTATCACCATCTTCTGTTAAAGTTTCAACGCTGTTAATTGTTATATAAGACAACCATTGTGCTACTGCTCTTTTAATTTCAGTTTCAATTTTTATAGGTAACTCATCATCAATCTGTTCAAAACAAATTTCTCTTACTCGACTACCAAATTCAGGCTGTGATACTCTTTCACCAACTTGCGTCAACAATAAATTTCTTAAATTATGAACTGATTGTTCAATAGAAGTTTTTGTTAAAGCAAAGTCATTGAATGAATCACCTTTAAGTGGAAATGATAATCCCACAAATGTATTTGCGTTAAGGTCATTTTGTCTTGCAGACATTACTTACCTTTCTTATTGATAGCTTTCATTAAATCACTATAGTCACGAGTTAATGCTTGAGTCACTGCTTCTGGTACGTCATCAACAGACTTACCTGCTTTTTTCAAAGTATCTATCGCAACCATATCTCTTTTGACTTCGTCTGATTTTCCATAACCCATTAACTCAGCCATTTTTGATGAATCAAATGTTCCACCACCCAATGTTGGATATTCTTCAGTTTGTTTTTCTGATGTTCTCAATCCAACAGTTTCGTTTAACACGTCATTTAGTGCTTTGTTATCTGTGAATTTTTTTTGTGAAGTTTTAATTTGTTTTGGTTGTTCGATAGTTTTAGTCTTTGTTTCATTCATAAATATCTTTTGAACTTCTTTTTTGACTTCTTTACGAACTGCTTCTCTGATTATTTTTATCAGGTCTTTTTTTGTCATTTTAAAACGCCCTCTTTCTTATTTAGACTTCTTTAATAGATTCTTCTTGTTTTTGTTTTTCTTCGGTAATCTCTTTTTTAAAATCTTTTTTCTTACCACCATGATAATCGTAAGCGTGTCCCTCTTCGATAAGAATATCGTTAACGCTAACCCAACCATCTACTGATAAGTCTATAGAACTTTCAACACTATTTATACATTCAGTAATGTGCTCACCTACGTAGTCTGGTGATACAAATATTTCACCCAAAACTCTACCAAACTTACCTGTACCAAATGATTTTAATTTGAAAATACCAGCTTCTAATAATTCTTTATTTCTTGCTTTTGCAGCTAAACCTTTTTCTTTTTCTTTTAAATCTCTTGTACGAGATTCCCAAGTATCGATACCCATGTAACGAACTCTTTTTTTAATTTTAATATCAAAACCTAAATCTATATAACAATCAATGGTATCACCATCAACAACTTTAATTAATTCTGCTTCATACTCACGAGTATCTAATTTTTTTGCCATGATTTTCTCCTATGTAATGTCTTCCAAGTCTTCTTTTGATATCCCTAAATCTACATCTGGTAAATCTAAATCTGGTAAATCTAAATTTGGTACTTTTATATTTGGTACATCTGGTAAATCTAAATCTGGTATTTCTAATTTAGGTAATTTAAAATCTGGATTAGCCGTCATCACTTGTTTATTAAGAAAAGTTTGTTTCGTAATTACCTCAGTCAGTCTTACTATTTTATCAACTAGTGCTTTAGCTTTCGCTACAAACACCGCTGGATTTGCAATTAATAAGACTAATACTTGTTGAATGTCAGAAAATAGTGTCAAAATATCACTTTGAAATTTTAACATCACATCACCTCTTATGGTTGGAACCATTGGTGCTCTTGGGTCACCCATTTTTATAGTTCCAACTTTTTTAGCATTTATAAAAACTTCATCTGCCTCTAAAAATATATTATTTCTTCCAGTAATAAATATGTCATCACTTTTAATTAAGACTTTTTTTCCCTCAACTCGTTGACCATTTAAGTTTGTGGCGGTTCCTTCAGACATCAGATATATTGAACTATCATCGAAATCAATATTTTGAGAATATAGATTATTCTTAACTTTTTTATGACCTACAACAATTTTTGTTACTGCTTTATTATCATCTGAACCTAAAACAATTCCACCATTAAATCTACTGTTAAAAACTATATCACCCTCATTTATATCAATATGCTTTATGCTTTTATCACGTTGAAATGTATCACCATATTTTTTTAATTCGTCATAACCCGACGTGCCAGCTAGAGCGTTTTCATTCGGTGAATTTTGTCTATTTATTATATCTGTGTAATAGTGTTTATTGTTGAACTCAATAACAGCAACGTGTTCACCTACTAAAGGTATTTGTGTAAAATTAGGTTTTAGACATAAAACGATATCTTCATTTTGACCAAATCCTTTGACAGTCTGTGAATCCTCATCAATAAAGACACCCTTGACACCACCATAAACTTCCTTTGATATTTCGGTTACTTCAAATGCTTCAATTTCATGAAACTCTGTTTGTGCAGATTGTATTCTATCACTTACATATTTATCTAAATCAGCGTTATATTTCGCTAAATTACCATCACGCTTTGTTCTCTTATCTGGAAATAATTGCTTATGATATGCCATCTGGTGCTTTCATATCATCAATCCTCGTGTGAATTTTATCTGATTCTTGTTGAATATCTAAAACAGTGTCCTCTATGTTTGATAAGAGTTGTTTCTTTTCTTCTTCAGATAAACCAAACTCATCCTCACTACCAGCCTTTTGTTCAGTAGAAATTAACCTCTGAACGATTCCAGCCATCTTAACAAGTTGGTCATCATTCTTAACATTAATTTCAAGATACTCCTTTATCATAGGAACTATCTGAACAGCCGTGTCACCATCTTTAATAAATTGCACGAGCTCTTTAGTTAGAACTTCTAACTGTTTTCTGTTAAATTCTGTATTATCGTATATATCTTTGAATAGTGAGGAAAGAGATTTTCCATCAAAGATTTCGTAATCTATAGCCATGATTTACCTATGTGTTGTCAATTATAAATATATAAATCAAAAAAAATACTAATATATAAATATATATCGTGAATTTTTATTTATCAACCATATAGTTATTATAGAGGTTACTCGGTTCTTAAAAAATCGTGTGACCTTTTTTTTTGTTAACTAACGGGAGAAAACCATGAAGGAAGTCGTAACAATGGTCAAAGGATATGTAGATGACTTAGCTCATCTATTAATGTCTTTTGTGGCTATAGGTGCTGTATCTGAAGTAATATTTGGGTCTGGTATCTTTGGCGTCAACGTTATAGGTAACCTCACATCCATCATTAATAAGTTCGGCGAGTCAGGCTTCGCTGGGCTTGTCGCCTTATTGGTGTTGGTGGGTTTATTTCGCAAGTAGGACGGAATAGCTCTACATTCCTACAATCAATGTAGGGCAATAAAAAAGGGAAGTGAAAGCTTCCCTTTTTTGTTTTCTGAGCCATCTGTCAGATTCGAACTGACGACCTGTTCATTACTAATGAACTGCTCTACCAACTGAGCTAAGATGGCGATGTAGCCCGTAGGGGAATCGAACCCCTGTTGCAGGAATGAAAATCCTGAGTCCTAACCACTAGACGAACGGGCCATTTATTATTGAAATTTTCTTATCGTTTCATATTCCCAATTAAACCAATCTAAAACTTCTACTTGTGATTTATATACCTTTAACAATTCACTTTTTCTTTTTATCATATCGTCATCTAATTTTTCACCCCTACCAAACACCCATAGTTTCTCAGGTCTAAGGTGTGACAATACATCGTGACAAGCTCTATGTCGCGGGTGTCCATATTCTCCATCGGTATTGTGTGTTACTATCTTGGTATATTTTCTTTCCCTTAAAACTCTCAGTAGTTCATATATAAGTTTTTCCCTATAATAATCCTCAGCACCTTTGAAGCCAGTCCAATGTTCGTATTCGTGAATACCGATAAACCTCATACTATCTAAGAACTCTCTTCTTCTTATATCATTCTGATACTCATCTAATACTACAACTTTATATTCATCTGGATGGGATAGTAATTCAGCCCCACCAAATAACGCCTCATCATCAGGATGAGCAACAATCATTATTTTGTCAATCACAGTACAATACCTCTATATTATTGTGTTCTTGTAAATAGGAAGCCGGTATGTCTGAAGTGATATCACCATAACATGCTTTCTCTAAAATATCTTTCTTGTGTTTACCATTAGCTAACAGATAAATTTGTTTAGCTCTCATAATACTTTCTATCCCCATAGTCCAAGCATGAGTTGGGACATCATCAATAATATCAAAGAACCTACTGTTATCCTTACGTGTATTTTCTGTTAACTCCACTTTCCTTGTAAGAGAATCTCTTGGTGAGCCTGGTTCATTAAATGCTATATGTCCGTTAGTACCAATACCAAGTATTTGTATATCTATACCACCATTGTTCTTAATGATGTCATCATACCTTTCATTCTCAGGGAAATAACTATATCTAAATTGTTTATATGCAAATAAGTTTTCTTCCATGAAGTGTTCATATGATTGTGGATGGTTGTATGGTAAGTCGGCATACTCATCAAGATTAAATGTATATACATTTTTAGAATCCCAAGTCTCATCACGCATGTATTTATATATACCAAGTGGTGTAGAACCAGTTGCTAATCCTAATGTAAAATGTTTTGTTACAGAATTAAAGTTGATAGCATCTCTGATTTGTTCTACTACCCACTTAGACATCTCATCGTAATTTTTATATTTATTTATTTCTATCATAACAATCTTGTGGAGCTGACAGGAATCGAACCTGCGACCTCCGCAGTGCAAGTGCGGCGCTCTCCCAACTGAGCTACAGCCCCATAGCGGCTAACCTTACGTCGCCATATTTTTTTCTAAATCTATTAGATGTTCATCCTCATATGTTTTTAAAATCCTTTTAACTAATTCATGTCTTACAGAGTCTTCTCTATCAAACTCCATGTGATTTACACCTTTTGTACCCTTGAGTCTGAACCACGCATCATAGAATCCACTCTTCTCGTAGTTCGTCACACCATTGGTCTTGTACTTATCACATTGACTCATATCACCTTGTATAATCATCTTACACTTTTCTGATATACGAGTCATCAAGGTCTTTATCTGCATCGGTGAAACATTTTGTGCCTCATCGAGTATGACATAACAATTCTCTAAATTTACTCCACGTAAAAAATTCAATACACTAATCTCAACCTTACCATCGGATAATAATTTTGTAGCTTTATCCTTACCAACAATCTTATCTAATATGGTGAAAGTTGATTCGTTATATTGTTGAATCTTTTTATCTAACTCACCAGGTAGGTATCCTAACTTATCCTCGTTACCAACATCCACAGTAGGATTGATTATGATTAATTTATCATAGCCTGTCCCACGTCTTAACACATCTTGTAACGCCTTATAAACAGAGATGTAGGTTTTACCTGTACCAGCTATACCATGACATAAAACTAATTGCGTTTGGTCTTCACTTATTATGTCATAAAATATTTTTTGATTCCGTGTCTTAAAACTAATGTTGTTCACAATTTTGGGAATCGCCCCAATCGGTGACTTATAAACCCTTGTTTTTTTTGCCACTATCTTTCCCCTCTTTTATCTGTAACCTCTCAGGTAGTATCCAAGTAGAATCTACCTTTTCCTCTACAGGTGGTATGTAATATGGAACAGTATCGCCAGTCTCTTTAGGTGGTAACTCTGTTCTAATACCAATTCGTTCTTCGAAATTATTTAAAGAATCTTCTAATGTGCCATTGTAATTTTTTACGAGTATAACTAACGCTAAAACACAATGGAAATAAAACCAACCCACTAGAATATACTACCTGTATTCGATGTATCAATCTCACCATCTTTTGAAAACTCCTCTAACATATTAGCGTAGAATTTTTTCATTGAATTAATGACACGAGTTATATGTTGAGTGTTACTACCAGTCATCTCACGTATCATAATGTATAACGCTTTTTTATTAAAGTTTTCAATATGTGCTCTCTTCCTAAACAACTCTAATACAGAATCTGCAACTAAAATATCTTTTTGTCTATGAAAGATATTTGTAAGATTGTTATCCCAATAATCTAACATCTGTACAACGAATTCACTATTGAACTCACTATTTTCTACATCTGCTGATTCTGAAAATACATTCCGTTTGTAATCTAATTTTACAATGTCATCATGTATCTTCATCTTCTTATAATTATTATTGTTATTAAGAATCAGATAATTTTTCCCAACAACGGAAAAATAAGAAAAAGCTCTACCTTTACTTGGTTCATACTTTGGCATCTGCATAACCAAAAATGAAACAACCTCATTCTTTACCTCTTCAAAAGGATAATCAAAATAATAAAACTTAAACGTGTGGATTAAGTTTTCTGCCATCTTGCAAAATGCTGCGTGAACCTCTTCTGCATAAATTTTATTTTTTTCTGCAGGATTCGATGATTCATTGTATCTAATGATTGCCTCTTGCACTGGCGTTCCAAAATATACTTTACTTTTTTTACGTCTCTTCTTCTTAACAACTTTAACAGGTTTCTTCATTGCGTTTATTTTTGCTTGTTGTTTACTTGGCATTGCTAGCATTTTCTCCTCTTAGGGTTTCTATGTTCTGAATTACTTTATTTATTTGTGAAAATTTTTCACCAACTTCATCATCGGATTCAAAATAACCTTTATCATCTATCTCCTTCATTTCTATCTGCACCTGAGTCATTTCGTTTTCTATATTTACTATCCAAGTTTCTAAAGTCTCAACTTTTCTTGTTAAGTTAAAAGTTGTGTAAGCAAATGTTACAGCTATACAACTCATTATTATTTCAAGTATCATTATTTCTCTCCAAACAATTCATCAAAAAGGTCTTTTGATTTTTTAGATAATTGGTCTGACGTTTCTTCCATCGTTACTGCTTTTTTAATGTTTTCAACTTTTTCTTGTACCTTAACCTCTTCTTCAACCTCACCACGTTTGAATTCGTCATACTCAATCTTAGTAGCCATCATATCTGCTTGATGTAAAACATATGCGATGTTTGACTTCAAAGCCCAATCAGGATTATAAGACATATAGTAAGACTTATTTGCATCCTCGTACATACCATCTGCTAATCGTAAACCTATGTATTCATTCTCTGACATTGGAATCTGAAACTGATTAAGAATGTATACTGCTCTATCCGTAACAGTCATGTATTGTAAAGCACCATTGTGTGTGAATATCTCACCACGATTCTTTCTATGCCACTCTGATTCTTGTGGTATATAATAATCTTTATCCATATCACCAACCTTACCTAAGTCGTGATGTAGAGCTGCAAAGATAACTTCTTCGACATCAAAGTTTATCGTAGCTCCCTCTGCACTCCAAAGGTTCATGACTTTGAGAGCACAATCAACAACGTGTAAGACGTGTTCAACATAACCACCAACGTGAGCATAGTGAAAATGTTCTTTAGCACTCGCTGGAGCTATACACATCCTATCCTCAAAGTGGTCATACATCTTGTTTAGTTTTTCTAAACGTTCACCCTCAAAGGTATTGGAAACAAGATTTCTCAATTGCTCCCAATTCTTTTGAATCTGTTCAGGTGTTAGTTCTTTCATTTTATAACCTCGTATCTATTTTTAGTGAACCTAATTGTAGGCTCGGTTCTTAATTTGTTTCTATATCCATTAAACCCTATTCTTACACCCCATCCCATATAGTCTAATATTTCTTTTTTTGTTGCTCCACCTCGACTATGAATATAGTTTAAAATCTTTTTATAAGAATCTGTTTTATCTTTTAAAATTGGTAAATTATTAATGACCTCATTAAAAGAATGATTAAATTTATGTATAGCGTTTTCCCATTTTGAGTTTTCAAATCTTAGTAATGACATTTCTGAATATTGATTTCTGAAATCATTATCATCCAATACTGTATTCATCAACTTAAGAAAACTATCTGAGTCCGTATAATATATTCCAGCATAATCTGCTAACTCATGGTAACTATCATCATCCGAAAACATATAAGGAACACCCACACTCATACCATCCGTAGCTGATACTGCCCAACCCTCATACTTCTGTTTACAACAAACACCAACCACACAACTTGAAAGTTTTGAAAAGTAACCAACCCTATCAAACTTTTCAACTGTCATATAATCTTTTTGTTTCTTCTCAGCCAACGGAACCCATACCTCAAAATCTTGTCTTTGCTCCCACAACTTATCCATCTGTTCTAAAAACCAAGGATAGTTTTTATAGGTATGTGGTCTGTGATTATAAACAATAATCTTTTTATCCGTGGTTTGTTTTTTATACTTTGGAGTTTCCCATCCAAGATAATGTGGTTCAAGAATATTATCTAATTTAGAAATCACATCATCATTAAAATATTCTTTTGCATTTTTAATTATTAAATCTTTTTGTGCTTGTGTATTCACACCACATTTTTCCATTTCCAAAAGACCAGTAATGTTATATGACAAGCCAGTTTTATAATGATAATTTGTAATCTCTTTTAATTCTGTCCAATGAGTATAACCCATAAAAGATGGTCTGATATTTGTAGTATTTTCTAATAAACATTTTAGATTACCCGTATGCTCTGGTAAATGAGAATACACAATATCATAATCAGAACTTTTCCAATCTATAGCCTTGAAAACATCTTGAAATGGAAAATCCATTCTCATCGAATTTGGATATCCTAAGAAAGCATTCTTTAATGGTAATTGTTCGGTGTTAGAAAATTTTAAACTATTTACAAACTCAGGCACAATTATCGTGAAATGTAAATCATTTCTAATTTTATTTAACTCTCGAATGATGTTGCCAAGGACAACGACGAAAGAATCTTTTTCCAAATCTTTTAGGTATGTGATATTTGGATATACAAGTATCTTGTACTTATATTCTCTGTCGTTGTCCGTTACATCTGTGAATTGAAATATATTCAATTAAGCCGCCTCAGTTACCACTTTAGCTTTTACTTCATTGTACTTTATCATTCTACGTGCTCTGACAACACTATCTGGTTCGTTAATAACCAAAAGATATTCACTCAATCTGAGGACACCCATTCTTTGATTATGATAAGAACTCATAGCTCTGCAGTTTTTATCGAAATCAAATTCATCACCAAGACCCTCTGCTTTAAAAGCCTCATCTCTCTCTTTATCGGTCATCCTTATCAATTCCATATCTGATATGATGTGTCCACCAACTGGCGAGGTTAACAACTCTTTACCATCTATGTCCTCACCATTGTTAATTTCAAGATTTTCTGAAATGACATCTCTACTGAAAACTCTCTTTAAACTTTCAGCCTGTGGTACTATACCAATTGATTCAAGATAATCAATATCTGTTATACTCTTAAGAAAGTCTTTTCTTGTAGTCAAGAATGCGTTTTTAGAATTAACTTTAGAACCTGAACGGACATTACGACCGAATGGTGTCAAGTTATCATCATCATCCTCTTGTGCTTCTTTATAATACTTTACGTATTCTTCCATAAACGAGATGGAGTCTTGGATTACGTATCCATTGAAGTCCAAAAACTTTCTCATTGTAAGAAGTTGTTGAATCATCTGTCTTGAAAGTTTGATTGGTGCACTTGAGAATGAAACCAAATCATAAACATAATCTAATCCATCGATTACATTTTCTTTGAAATCTTCATCAAACATATTAGCGTATGCGTTAGTGTGATGATATCTTTCAATTAACTTGGCATCCGTAGAATCAACTGGTGTTTTATCTGTAGACATAAAATCAGAGACTAACATCATGTATGCTAATCCCTCTAACTTTACTTTCTCCTTATCAGGTACAAGTTCAATTAATGGATGATAGTTACATCCCATTGGTTTAAAGTTTACACATTTAGGAGAAGAGTAAGACTTCCACCAATCCATAATCTCACTTGACTCTGCGTGATGAAGCTGGAGTCTTGTTTTGGCTGAAGAAGTATTAACCTCTCTAAAATAGTGTTCACATTCTTCCTTAGAATAAAAAGGAAGTATCGTAAAGTTAAAATTATTTTTGTAAAAGTGTGTATCGAGGATATCAGATTCAGTAACGCTAATACCATATCCATCACACTTTTTGATTATATCTGATAGATACATTTTATTGACTTTAAATCCACGAACCATTACGTCATTCTTCTCATCGTGAATCTCTGGCAATCTATCATCATAAAACCATAAGTCTTGTTTAGAATCAATAGGAGCGATATCAAGTGGAAATCCTATCAAACCCCATAACCTGTGTTCAACATTACATGGTTCTAATACAACCTTACCATTAGGATACTGAACGAGATTAAAAGTACCACTCTCAATCCATTGAGAATTGCTGGGTAAGCGTTTTCCATTCTCATCTACGTTTACATCCCAACCCCAATGTCTACCACCATGATGCGCGGTAGTTTTAAGGTTAGTGCTTGAATACTCTTTAGGGTCTTGACCACTTCCTGGTTCAGAAAAGAGGCACTCCTTATTGTATTGTTCCAATAATAATTTTGGACTTATACTAAAAGAATATGACTTCCAAGTTGGATGAGCTGATATACCGTTTAGAGATACACCAAATATTTTTTCTATATGTTTTTCTACTTCGAAATTAGCTCTTAACGTTGAACGCCTCTCGTTATATATTTGATACTCTTCATCAGTTAACCAATCTGGCGCTTCTTGTTTTATTAGACGGTCGAGCTTAACTGTTCGTTGTTGTTTGTTCATTATGAACCTCTTTTATTAGTTTGTGTGCGAAATACTTATGGCGATTTCGTAAAACCATATCTATATTAAATATAATATTATTTTCTAAAAACATAAAAAAAATTACCGACCCACTTCTCCTAAATATTTTTTCTTAGTTTCTTCCCAACTTGTATTTAAAATATCGCCGTAGAATAACTTCTCTGGCTTTATCTTATTTTGCTCTAACAACTTGGTGTATCTTCTTATTGCTTTTGGTTTCCACCATCTTTCGATGTACTCTATATTTTCATCGTACTTCTTTTTCATAACCAAATCTTTTTCTTCTATCTCACCTCTAAGGAATGGTCTACCATTCTCGTAGATGTCAGCGAAGTAAATTCCACGTTGAAATCCATGTTCAAAGGTTTTAAGTTTTAAACCTAACTCATCGTA